GCAGCCGTCAGATCGGATCGGTTGAGCCAATCGGCGACTGCGGTCCTCAACTCTGAATACGTCGTAATCGCCATTAAACAGTCCCCGGCCTTGTGCGGAAGTAACGATTGTCAGGATCGTTCAGCCACTTCTTCATCGCCTCTTGGTCTTTAGTTATACCTTGGCGCTCAAGTTCATAATACACTGAAATCGGGATGCTGCCAACCTTTGTCCACTCACCCCAGCGTTCGGGCGCATCGTTAAATTCGCGTTTGTTCTGCTCGATGATTGCTGAAACGTCTTGCTCTTTCGAGATGATCGCTTCGTCCTTACCGGCATCATAATCGTAAAAAGTTTTGACGCCTGTGAAAGCATCGTCGTTGATAAGGCGTTTAGTCATAAAACCCTCAATAGTTAGATGAGGGGGCACTATGCCCCCTCACCCAGATAGACCTTCTTACGAAGTGGTCAAGTCAGCTACGATACCGTGAGCGGCTTGGTTGTTCACCTTCAGACCGTACTCAACAAGCAACAGAGCCTTCTCGGCGTCACCAGTTTTCGCCAAGTCCATCTTCTGGATTGGACGAAGAACTGCCAACGATGCGTAGTCAGGATCGACGATGAACGCATCGCGGTCGCGCTGGAAGCGGTTAGGAACGATGTTGACCGTACCGAAGTCAGACACATAAACGTCGGCTGCGCCGATGATTTGCGCCTGCTGGCCAGCAGGAACGTCACGGAAACGTGTGGCGATACCTGTGAAACCGGAAGCGACCGTCTTGTTGAACGGACCAACCATCAGCATCTTAGGCGTACCACCCGAAGTCCAGACGCTCTGGATAACACCCTTCAACAGTGTTTCCGTGAACGCACGCTGCGTACCATCGGTACGAGCAGCAGTTGGGGTCGAGCCAACAGTTGGGTTCGCACCGCCTGAACCGAACGAGGTGTTCGAAGTCAACCACGCAGGCAGACCAGCAGTACGACGTGCAGTTGTGGTGTTACCAGCAACCGAAGCTTGGTTGGCAAGCAATGCGCTTTCCATGTCACGCTTCAGTTCCGAACCCAGCTTAGCAAGCTGATAGGTCATTTCGTTACGACGACCAGCCTTATCGACTGCTTCAAGCGTACCGGAGATTACGACGTTCTTCGTGCTGATCTGCGTGTAGTTACCAACGCGAGCGGTTGGCGTGACAGCAGTGAACGAAGAAATGTCGTCACCTTCAAGCGCGGCGTTAGAAGCTGAGGCCGCAGCCAAAACGTCTGTCTGCCATTCGTAGTAGGTGTTCTTGACGCTCTCGCGGCCGATGTTCGAAATGAACGGGGTTTCTTCTGGCGAGATGTTATAGATAACGTTCGACAAGTCTTCACGAATACCGATAGCGGAGTACCGGGTAAATGTATTTGCTACAATAGCCATTAGTTCAAATCCTTATTAAATGAGTTTATCCAACAAGGCCGCTGCGTCTGCAACACGGCCTGTACGCGCAAGGCGCTGGGACGCTTTCTTTACATCGGAAGAACGGTTATTGACTTGAGTTCCTGAAGAACCGGGGCGAACGATCCGGGCAACCTTCTTTGGCTGGGCCTTCACTTTTTCCACTTTCTTCGAACCCTTATCAAACATCATAGCTTTGCGAAGGATCGAGACGTGACTGGCTTGAACAAGTGCGCTTAGGTCGCGTTCACTAAACCCATTGTTTATAGCCCATTCACGAAGTTCCTTAGCTTCGCTTTGCATTGTACCTTCGTCTTTCCATTCCGGAATGACTTCGGTGAGTTTGGCGCGCTCTGACTGCACAATGTCAGCCAATGCCCGCTGTTGCTCTTTGGTCATCTCTTGAGCAATCCGCTGCTGTTCAGTATTAATAGCCTGAAGTTTAGCGGCTCGTTCCTGACGAGACTTATTCCAATGCCGTTCTAACCGCGCCGCCTCAATGGGGTCTTCATTATAAAGATTGTCCCAATCAGGCTCAGCCTCGGACTGTACCTCAAGTTGCGCTTTAAGCGCAGGTAGCAGTTCCGCGTATTGAGCGCGTTCCATTCGGATCGCTTCGGCTTCGCCTTGGAACGACTTGCGTTCTTCGGCTAATGCCTGAGTTTTCCGTGTGTAATCCGAATAACGAGAATAACCTTTCCGAAGTTCGTCAAGGGTGACTTCCGTTTCTTCACCGTCAAGTTTAACCTTGATGGTTAGATCGTCAGGAAGTTCCTGTTCGATAACCTCTTCGTTGTCGTCCTCTTCATCCGGGTCAGACTGTTCGTCTTCATCTTCTTCCGAGTAATCCTCGGCTTCAGTTTCTTCCGCGTCGTCCTGAGCCTCTTCAGGCTCTTGCGCCTCGGCCTCGTCTTGGGTGTCCTCATCAGGGCCAAGCAATTGGTCGATGGCTAGTGTTGCTTCGTGGAGGCCGATCCCTGCACTGGGGTTGCCGACTTGTTCCGTCATATAGCACCTTCTTTGTTAAATGTTAACTCCTCGATTGGGCGACTAGGCCGTCATCAAGAATTGCCTGTAGGCGGGCTTTCAACCGCTCAAGTCCTTTGAGCGTGTGAAATATGTCAGAGCGTCCGCTATAGTCAGTATGTGCTGACATACGCCACTCTTCAAAAATATCTTTTTCCACTGCGGCAAATGCCTCCTTGAGAATGTCATCCTCAAGAAGACGCTTTGCGTGGTTAGCTTTTGTAATAGGGTCCATTAGATCAACGGCTCGTATCTAGGGTTGGTTACCATTGCGGGCTGTGCTTGCGGCGCTGCCATAATGGGTTGCGCTTGGGGAGCAGCACCCGCAGAGAGAAGGCCGTAGCCCGGCTGGAAGAACATAGCTTCTGGGCCAAAACCATACCGCTCATAATCTATGATGTTTGGGTTGGCGCGCATATCTTGGCCTGTACCAAAGCCTACGCCCGTGCCAAATGGGGAGACATATGGCGTGGTCGGTCCTGTACTGCCGCCGCCAGCCAGAAGGTTTTTTAGAAGATCGGCCCCGACACCACCGAGGGATAGGAGTTGAGGTACGCTTAGACCAGTGCCGAGAACGTCGTTAAACTTAAACTTATTTTCCGATGGCTGCTCCGCCGCAAGCGCGGAGTCAGGGGTCATTGGGGCGAGTATAGCGGGTAGGCCAGCAAGTGCCGGTCCCAGAGCGGGTTCTTGCGTGACAGTAGGCACGTTCCCTGTAACCACAATGTCACTGGCGTAAGGCTCGTTGTAATTAGTCAGGTATGGGTCTGGGGTCATTGGGGCGAGTATAGCGGGCAGACCGGCAAGTGCGGACCCTAGACCGGGGTCTTGCGTGACAGTAGGCACGTTGCGACTTGTCACTACGATTTCTTCGGGCATCGTCGTAGTGGGTTCTTGCCGAGGAGTGGGTTGCGCTGCTTGCGGTAGAGCCGCTTGGGCCACCACATTACCCACTGTTGATCCAAGAAGGCTAGGCGCTGCGCTTGTCGCTGCTGTTCCCGCTGCGTTTACGATGATGGGGGCCGCTGCGCCACTAACGCCCGCAGGGATCGCTGCGCTTGTAAGGCTACCAAAGTTAAGACCTTGGAGCGCATTCGGAATTAAGTCTGCGTTGACGCCGGTCATGGGTGCCGGCGTAGCAGGCCCAAACACTTGGCCCCCAACATACGCCGTGCCTCCAGCAAGAGCCGCCCGCTTTAAAGCATCTTCAAGATCACGGCCTTGTAGGGCACTTGAGGCGGCAGAGCCAAGAGCCGCGCCGATAACTGGGCCAACGCCGGGAATGAATGACGCGGCAAACGGAAGAACAGTATCAGCTAAAAAACCAAGACCGCTTTGCGACGGAGCTGCGTAGGCAACGTCGATGTAACGGTTTGGGCCAATGCTGCCATCGACTATTGTGTTTTCGCCTTTTTGTATTTTAAAGTTAGCGTTTTTCCCAAGGTCATCACTGAGGCTTTGGGCCACGGCAACCGCTCTCTTCGCGCCCTCAACGCCAACACCGCTGAAGATAACATTACCTTTACCGTCCACAACGCGAACCTCTTGTTCGTCGTAGATATCGAACGTGTTATCATCTCCAAAGGAAAGCCCTTTTTTACCAGCGTATGGGCCTACAATAGATGTTCCGCGAGGCGGCGTGTTGGCTGCGGCCCTTCGATCCGCCATCTGTTCGGGTGTCAGCGGAGCCGCGACAGGTGCGGCGGTTTCAACAGGTGCGGCGGTTTCAACAGGAGCCGCAAGAGGCCCCGCCAAAGGTGCAGCAACCGGAGCCGCGGTTTCAACAGGGGCGGCAAGAGGTCCGGCCAACGGTGCGGCCTCAACGGTCGCAGGCTCCACGGCTGGTGTGTAAACTGGTTCTGGCGCTGGAGCAACAGCCGCAGCTTGAGCCTGTGCCGCAGCTTGAGCCTGTGCCGCAGCTTGAGCCTGTGCCGCAGCTTGAGCCTGTGCCGCAGCTTGAGCCTGTGCCGCAGCTTGAGCCGCAGCCTGTTCCGCGAAAGCGCGTTCTTGCGCGGCGCGTTCAGCGGCAGCGCGTGCTTCTTGCGCACGTATATCATTCAGTTCGGTTTGCTGTCTTTGAGCGGCGGCTTCTGCGGCTGCGGCTTGTTCCGCCGCAACTCTTTCAGCTTGCGCTCTTGCAGCTAGTTCTTGGGCTGCGGCAACACGTTGGGCTTCTGCGGCGGCAGCTTGTTGTGCAGCTACTTGTTCGGCAGCCAACTGCTCCGCAGATATTTGCGGCGCGGTAAACCCGTTAGTAATTGCTCCGATAAGGCCGTAATCCTCCGCCATATACGGAGGGATATCCGCGATGCCGGTAGTGCTTTGGTAATCGTAAGTTGGGGTAGGCTCAGCAACAGGCGGGAAATACTGCCCTATGGCAGCGGCAATGTCCTGTTGGAACGCAGGGCTGTTGAAATAGTCCGCGTCAAACTGTGGCATGTAATAATCTTCATACATTACATCATACCTTCCGGCGGTATTTCAGGTTGCATTTCGGTTGGCATCTGTGCTTGCTGAACTGCCTGCGCCATCTGTGCGTTCTGCGTGGCCTGTGCAGCTTGCACCGCCGCACGATCCATCTCGCCCTGCTGGCGCAGCAACTCACGGTCGCGCTGCATCAACGCTTCGATGTTGGCTGTGTTGACTTGCGCGCCGTACTTGGCTTCAATCTCGGCTGCCTTAATCATCATATCGGCATCGAGTTTGTCGCGCTCACGGTCGTCCTTGCGCAGCATCTCTTCGCGCTGCAACTCAAGTTCCGCCGCCTTCTTCTGGATGTCCGCACGAATTGCTTCCATCTGAACCTGAGACAGCATCTCTTCCGGTGTCGGCTGCGGTGGCGCAGGCGGTGGCGGAGGCGGCATCATGGCTGGGTCTTTGAAGAATACAGTTGGGTCTTTGTATCCAGCCAGCGCCATCATCTGAGCCAGCGTGTTATAGTAGCCCTGCATGTCCACCAGCGGAGCGCCCATCTGCATCAGCATCTCTTGCTTGGCAGCGACTTGGCCTAAGAACGCCATCTTCTCTTCGTTGCTACCAGTCCCGATAGCT